GTGTATGAAGGCATACAACAAGGCATACCGCGACAAACACAGCGGAGTGATGACCTGTCCTTGCGGTGCAGAGTTCAAAGAGATCAGCAAATACACGCACATCAAGTCGGCTCGGCACCGGGCATGGTCTAATAATGGTTCGGGTGGAGGCGTTTGAGGTGTTCCATTAGGGACTTCTTGCTGATACTAAACTCACAGTTAGGAGAATGTTCGTTCTTACCCCATCTTGGTTTGAACCCGGCACAGATCATACAGATCATCACTTCGCCGTTGGATACGTAGGTGTTGTTCTCGTCCGTCCATTTTTGCCTCTCTATTGTGTGCTTCCAACCGTAAGAACCCACGATCCTCGCATTTCCCTTTGTTGGTAGGGCGGTGGTTGCCTTGATGTAGGAGTAGATCTTGAACAGACGCTCCACCTGCTCCTGATTTTCCATATCAAACTGGTCACCTCTCTCGCAGAGATAAGCACAGCCGTTACTATTCACAAACGGATACTTGATCAACGCATCTTGCAGGATCTCACAGAACTCTTCCATCTTATTCTCTTATATACTTAACTATGTAAATACTTTATATAGGGAGGTCGGAATGGTCGGTCGGAATGAGTAAAAAACGTATCACGTGAGGTGAGGGTGAAAACTTTGGAGACAGGTATTGAGTTTTGGTGGAACACCACTTATACTCGTTTTATCCAGTCCGACCGACCCGACCGACCGACCTCACTCCATCAGGACAGGTCGCTTTCGGATCCCCAGCCTGACCTGTGTCGCCTTGCGGTTGATCTTCTTCTCTTCACTCACGAGACCTAACGCACCCAACTCACGATACAGGGCGGAGCGGTTGCCGGTAAAACCAGCTTGGACAAGATACGCCTTAATCTCATCAAACGCAACATAGTCAGTCTTCTTGTTTGTGATCTCGTAGTCCTGATCCAGTGCCTCTTGAAAGTTGAACTGAGGGACAAGCATCTGTGCAGTCGCCTTCTGCTTCTGGGTCAAAGCTCGCTCAACAAACCCAGTCTTTCGCCACTCCTCGTATGTATCCACCATCACCCAAAAGAACGCCTTTCCGCACTCAATCTGCCGAAAGTAATCCACGCGAGACGGATCCTTCTTACGCTCGTGCGACTTGGTCGGATTATCTACGTAGGATTTACCCCACGTCACCGAACGAACACGCTCAGACATCGCATCGTCAGGAGGTTCAAAGTCAGGAAATCCCTGAGCGAACATAAACACACCGGCCTTGTTGATCCTGCTGACTGCATTCTCTTTCAGGCGTCGCATCTTGATCGGATCTGTTCCACCTGACGTGAGAGACTTGATTTTATTGCTGTCCATCTTCACGTTCTTCTTCGTATCCATCTTGATCTCACTGCTGAACGCAAACCGCTTATCAATGAACGCCATCATAAACGTGTTCTCACGCTCAGGCTCTCCCTCATAGGACTTCGCCAACAGAGAGTTGCCTTCAAACGTCTCAACCCAATCACCGAACGCGGTCTTCGTGATCGTATAGGTCAGACCCTTGCCCGAGTTCGTCCAACCCTCGCCGAGAGTAGCATGTTTGCGTAGGAAATCGCCGACTGCAGCCCTCATAAGAGCGTGTCGGAGTTCATCGCTGTCCTCCTGTGTGTTGAACGGCTCGTTCCCATCACCAACACCAAACACCATACTCTTGATCTCTGCGATCTTCGCCTCATCGCGAGCAGGAAAGGAATACGGCATCACGTAGCGGAAGATGTAATCCTTGTTGAACTCGTGCGAGAACTCACCTGTCTTGAAGTCATAGATGCCGTCAGGAAAAAGAAGTTTCCCAACATCACTGGCGATCCGGCTATTGAAGTATCCGTTCTGCTCAGGCACCACAGCCGGAAGCATCTCAACCAGAGAACTACGCTTCGTCACACAACCCGAGTAGTTGTGGATCTTAATCCCCATAGGACCCTCCTGCTTGAAAATCAACTTATCACCCTGTTTGGTGACGGCCGTCTTCACATCAGAGACATCGCTACTCCACGTTCCATTTGAGTTGTTAAAGATCCAAATCTCCTTGTTGTCCTTGATGATGTGATCGCCCATTAGTTCAACAAATCGTTCCGCCGCCCAACTATCGCTAATCACTATCCCCGTATCAATGAGGTCGTCCTGCTTCTTCACGACGTAGTTGTGTTGGAACCGCTTGGCGACCAAGTGAATGGTGTGTCCGGTCTTTTCAAATACCGCCTTCTCGGCTCCACGCAAGAACTCTTCAGGAAACTCCTTCTCATTGTCCTTCTTCTCAATCGCACAGCCATCATGGATCAGAACAGACACATAGCGTCCGACACTCTCCATATAGTCATTGATCTCGCTGAGGCACTTTCGCTCCTCCGTTTGAAGCAGGAGAGACAAGAGAGAGAACTTGGGATTAGCTTTCTTTGCATATTTGTGATACTTCGTGTAGAGACCCCAGCAGGTATTTGCGATGGTCTCAACCTCCGCTTTAACCTTTACCAAATGAGATCCATCAGCACAGTTCGCATCATCATTCTCGTAGAACTCATTGTAGAGTTTGACGTCGCCACCATACATGGCCTTCAAGTAGAGCGTCTTCCCGACGCGACGAGGCACACCGAGTTTCGCCAACTCCTCATCACGATGATCAATGTAATGCTGAATAGCGGTTGTAGGCAGATTACCCAAGTCCTTCGCCATCTTGACGATCAGGTAAAAGTGGGCGTTCTCCATATCGCAATCCCAGTTGTAGCGATCAAGCAAAGGATTGCGAATGTCGTGCGGAAACCCCTGCAATCCACCCATCTTCCGCACATACAGACGACCCAGTTGGGAAACCCTCTGGGCTTCTGGATATTCGTAGATTGTGTCCTTGTAGGATGACGACCTGCGATCATCGTGATAATGGCTCAACGCCCGGAGATGCTTCGCCAAAAAGTTCTTGTCGTGACGGATCGTGTCCATCACATCCGCATCGTATTTTTCTGTTTTTTTCACAACCATCTCAGTTGAAGAAAAAACAGGAATAGTCAGTGTTTCCGACATTTATCTTTATATAGGAGTATTTATTTAAGCCTTAGACGCACCCTCCACAGGATCGGTTGGGACAGGGGCGACCTTCTTTGGACGACCCACAGGGCGAGGGTTCGGGTGCTTGCGTCGCCAATAGTCGCGTTGGGCCTTCTTTACATTCTCGTAGTGTCGCTCGGCAGGTGTGAGTGTTCGTTCTGCTTCCATTATTCACTATATAGAAGTTATTGTGAAGATGATTTCCCCATTTGTTTGCTAAACCACCTCGCCGACTGAACTCAACAGCCCGAAGAACCCATCGTTCCATACAGAACACAGACACAATAAATCTTTCGCTTTTTGTAATGGATAGTTTCGCATCAGGCGGCATCGGTGCGTCCATCGTGGTTGGGCTTGGGATTGCATACAAGATCTACCTCGCAGTCAATCACCACAGGATCCGAAGCACCTGCTGTGGAAAGAACCTTGAAGCTTCTATTGACGTAGATGAGACGACGCCTAAAAAACCTGAGCTGAAGATAAGAGTCCCTGATGAAACTGGAAGCATCACCCCGAAAGGAAAAGAAGTGGAGGGCGATCTTTAAGGACGGCACTCATACGGACTTCGGCGATGCAAGCATGGAAGACTACACACAGCACCACGACAAGCAACGACGCGAGAACTATCGGAACAGACACAAAAAGGATTTGGACACCGGCGATCCCAAACGGGCCGGCTTTCTTTCTTATTACATTTTGTGGGGTTCATCAACCTCTATTGCGAAGAACTTGGCTGCCTACAAGAAGGCTCACCCATCACTCTAATCACTTATCCTCAAACCTGACCTCTCCGTCCTCGTCCTCAACCCTGTCGGGGATCTTACACCCACCATCATCTTCAATAGGCGACCCCTGTAACGTATGTTCCACCATCTCCTTATCAAAGTAATACATCACGTTGTAGCGGATATACCAACGACCAGGCGTATCAGGACCATACGGCTCGTCGTGAAGATACTCATAGACATCGTCAGGAATAACGAAGTGACTGGGACACGACCAAAACGCTGTAAAATGCTTCATTGCTTCTCTTTTGTTTAGCAGAGCAACATTCGTTTTATACGTTCTGTGAATAATACGCCTGTTGCCTCTCAACCGAGTGCAGCATGCGACCCGCCAGCTCCTCACGCTTCTTCGTGTTCGTGGCGATCGGAGGGAGATGGTGCTGAATGTAAGCGTGGCGTAGCAGATTGACGCCTACGAACTTTCCGGTGCGATTAAACGCTCCCGCAAGTTCAGTAGATAGGTGATTAGGAGCAATAACACTGCCGAGCAGATACTTAGGAGTTGAGCCAAGATGCTTGAACCACTCCGCAATGACCACTCGTAGCTCTTTTGAAACTGGGATCGTAACTGTTCCATACGTGTCGCTTGTCTTGTAGTTGCGAAAGATAAAGGCAGGTTTATTCCTCCAAATCAGCTCGTTGCCCGTCGTTCGCCTCGCATCACGTCGGCCGAACACTTTCATCTCACCATAGTCAGCACGAACCGGTGCGTTGAGCGTGTAGAGTGAAGCCAGCACATACTTCTTCCACTGGTTCTCAGTCTTGTCCGGCAGATCAGCATAATACTTCTGCACCTCCATCAACTCCGGATACGTAGCGAAGTTCTCCCTCTGCTTCTCCGTGAGGTTCTGCTCCTCATCGCGGTCATTCTGTCGCCCATACAGGCGGTCAATCTCCTTTTGGTAAGGCTTGGGAAAGTCAGTATTCACCACAGAGAAGTGATACTTCAAGGCGGACAGATACACCTTGATTGCACTCTCTCCAAGCTCCTTCTCCTTGAACCAGTCAAACACCTGCTTCGTGTTGTTGAGCGTCAGGTCAGCATCGGTTAGTCGCTTGACGGCTTGTTCATACTTCTTCTTGGTGACGTCCTTCAATGGGCGTCGCGTGTGTGAGGCGTCGGTCTGTTGCTCCATCGGATACGGCAAATCTGCTTGTGTGGAGGCGTCGGGCATTGTATCCAGGTGAGTTTAGTTTTCTGGCGGAAACGGATTCGTTTTACGTAAAAAGATTGAGGGGTTTGTTGAAGCAGAACCCCACTGCTGTTGTTTGTCTAATGATCCCAGCTGGCGAGGACATAGGGCTTTCCATCACGATCCATCTGAGATACGTAGTCATACATCATCTTGCCGTATGGCTCCTTCTTATACCAATAGAGGTGGAACTGCTTACCAACGACAATATTGCGTCCGGGACGGACTATCTCGTATTTGACCTCAAAGCTTATGTGAGGTTGAACATCGCCACAACTCTCGTGAGTAGTGCCGATAATGCGGAACATCTCGGGGTGTTCTGTGTAGTGATTGATAAGCATCGCCCATTCCAGAGTGGAACGATTATCACACAGTTTTGTGAATACAAAGTCCAGCACGGGGTCCTTACGGATCGTCCTGCTGGACTGACTGCTATTGTCGTCGTCCAACTTTTTCTTTTGTGCTTTAGCGACCTCTTCTGCGGCTTTCTTGATTCTTGCTTCGGCTTCGGCTTCGGCTTTCTCCTTTGCGATACGATCTGCCTCTGCCTTCACTACGACAGGGCAATCATATAGTTCGTGATTTCCACTACACGCCCTACAGTTCTTGATGACGATTTCTGGCTTGACTTCTGACTTGACGATGACTTTGCAGGTTGAGGCATAGTGGCCGGATTGGCGACACTTGGAGCAGGGCATTTTGTCTTCTGGTGGGGACGCTTGATATATTCGTAGAGGCAAACAATTCGTTTTCAGAAATCGGGTAAGTTGTCTCACCCAACATCTACTTGCTTGGCTGGGTCAAATCCATTTTGGACGATCCTATGTAAAAAGATTGAGGGGTTTGTTGAAGCAGAACCCCACTGCTGTTGTTTTTGTTTAGCAGTCATAGAACTTCTGGATCTTGTAGAAATCACGAAGGACGTTCATCTCACGTAGATATTCAGCCTCATGCTCACGAAGGGCTTCGCTCTCATCCGCTTGTTGCATTATATTTTCAAGGTTGAAGGAATTCGCATAGTTGCAGATAATACCGGCCATCGTCTTACGACCCACTGGCGTATCATCATTTAGAAACTGTTGTATGACGCGGACACACGCTTCACGATCGTTTCGTAATGCGAAGACGAGTTTGAAGAACTTCATAGCCCTTGCCGGTGCTGAAGACCTATCGGCAGGATCCAGAACGAATGGCTTTGTGTCTTCAATCAGGGATGGTAGAACAGTGTCGCTGTGCATCATAACACTGAACATGTGCGTCATCGCATTCGCTAAGTCGGTGTAGGGAATACTGTAGTAGTCGGAGAGGTGTTGGAGGAGGGACATTTTGTCTTCTGGTGGGGACGCTTGATATATTCGTAGGTGCAAACAATTCGTTTTCAGAAATCGGGTATGGTAGAGCGTCTCTCTACCTTGTGGGAACTGATGTCTATTGTCTTGGCGAGGTCAAATCCATTTTGGACGATCTTGATCACAGTAAAAAGATTGAGGGGTTTGGGGTTTGTTGAAGCAGAACCCCACTGCTGTTCGCGACCTTTACTTCTTGGGCCACGACGCGGTGCATTTCTTGCACCACCACGCCACCTTATCAAACGTGGTCCTATCCTCCTTCATCTCTGATCGTGGATAGTATTTAGCACACTCATCACACTGCTCACAGTGTTCCGCTTGCTCAGTGAGTTCATCAACGAGATTGTTAATGCCGTCTTGTATCGCATCAATGTAATCTCCGTTCTCGTCGTCTTCGTCTTCGTCTTCGTCTTCATCTGGGAGGCGAACAACTCCCTTCTTGTTGGCTTGAAGCCTATCCCATACAGCCTGTGCATATTGGAGTTGGGTGCCTTTGAAGTATGTTTCCTTGAACTCGTCAAAGGTCACTTTCTCCTTGAGTTCGTAGTGCTTGGTCACGGTGAAGGTCATCTTGAAGGTGAGGTGCTTGTTGGTCGCCATTGTAGTCGTAGTAGTGTTCATTGTCGCCGGCACTCATGACCTTTCCGTAGAGGCAAACAATTCGTTTTCAGAAATCGGTCCGTCTTCCACCACCTCCTCTTCCGGCACCCCATTGATCGCACCCCAAACCCGTTGCATATCAGCCCAAGTAGTATCTCCTGCCCCAATCTTTTTCAGCATTGTGAGAATGTTGCCCGAACCTATCGTGTCCTCATCGGGCAACTCATAATGTTCCAGAACGTAGTCATACGCCTGCTCATCAAAGAGGGTCAGAAGCGACTTCAATGCTTCCAGTTGCTTGCGGGTGAATGTGATTGTAGTCATTGTAGTAGTGTTCATTGTCGTCGTCGTAGTAGTCATCTCACCCACCATCTACTTGCTTGGCTGGGTCAAATCCATTTTAGACGATTCTAAAAGAAGGGGATAAAGTAGTTGATGTAACCCGCTCCGGCAGCAGGAGGTGATGGTGTATTCACAACGAAGCTCGTCCCAGCCGTCTTTGTCGTGACCTGCATAAACGTAGGAGAACCCGACACATACTCCCACGACAGAAGGATCACAGAGTTCGCAGTAATCAGTGAGTTAGAGATGGTCGTATTGCTTGACCCAGTGCTTAACACACGTCCGTAATTTACCACCTGAACGTTGCTGTCGTTAGGGTTTGGAGACACATTGTAACTCGTCAGAGCAGTCGCCATTTATGATAGAACCGACACTACTTTTTTCACAGCTCCATTACAAATGCCCCGTAAGAGCGATTTCGTGATTGGGTTGGAGACGGTGCTGAACAACCCGCAGACAAGCTTTATGAAGAATCCGAAGGTATTCAATGAGATCTACTCGCAGAGCAAGATGAGTATGAACTCCATGATGAAGCACATCGGTAAGTCGTCCAAGAACAAGAAACACAAGGAGCCAACCGACGCCGAGAAGTCAGAAGCAAGGTTGGATAGAATGGAAGCACAGACAAACAAATAGAGTGAATGAAACAAAATGGCTCTCAATCAGGCAGGCGATCTTTACCCCTTCACTGAGGTTGTCCCCGCTTCCGCGTCGTTCGGCTCGCCCGAGCGTTCATCTATCCTCACGCAGCGTCGCCGTTGCCGTGTGACGCCCCAGACAGGTGCGACCTATGGTTCCACGTCCGCCGGCACAGGTGCTGGTGGCTCGCAGATCCAATTCCTTCTTAGTGATCAGGGAGGCCTCATTGATATGCGTTCCGTGTGCATCAACTACACGATCTTCACCTCCACGAGCGGTGTCTGCCCTGATGACGGTCACCCGTTTATGACCGTGCAGGCTCTCCTCAACGGCCAGCTCCTTGAGAACATCACCAACGCCCCGAAGCTGGCGAACGTGGAACTCTGTATGGGAGGTTCCCGCAACTACTACCAGTCGGCAGCCAGCCTACAGGGTTTTGAGCTTTTGAACCCGGATCTCGTGACTGATGTCCCATCGTCTTCCACGACTGCGTCCATCACGGCGTGGGGCTATGTTGCGGGCAACGCCGCCTCCGTTGCGACGCGGTCCCAGCGTGCCTCCAACGCCATCTTCAACAGCATTCCTGGCGAGCAGCGTTCTATCCCGCTCGGTCTGATCATGGGTCTCGGCCGGTGCAAGCAGTATCTCCCGCTCGCTTTGACCGGTGAGATGGCGTTCGTTCTGATCACGGGCCAGCCCAACGACGTCCTGTTCAACACGGCTTCCACGACGGCCGGCGACTATGCCCTCTCGCAGGTCTCGCTGGAGTATGATATTGTCGTGCCTGATGCTCGCTACATGGCGGTTCTCCAGAACGTTGCGATGACGGATGGTGCGGGTCTTAACATCCCGTATGAGAGTTCCATCGTGACGACCGCAGCCGCGATCAGTGCCTCGTCCGCCTCGCTGACGCAGAACGATCTCATCGTGTCTCGTGCGACGAACCACCTGCTCCGTGCCTCAGTGGTTCAGGTGCCGACGAGCTGCGTGTCGCTGATGGGCTTCCCCAGTCAGTCGTGCTTCGGTCACGCAGGCGTCTATTCAGTCCAGTTTCGTATTGGCTCGCAGGTGTATCCTCAGGTCGCCGCTCAGGGTGATGCCGCCCTGTTCAACATGTCGCTCGCTGCCTATGGCTCGGTTCTTCAGGAGAACGGCACGGTCGTCAATCGTGTGCTGTGGGGCAACAGCACGAACGGTGCGACTGCTGGAACGGCGGCGGTCTATGAGACGGCTCAGGCGGCCAGCGGTGGCTCGGTCAAGTTCGCATACGGCGATCGCTTCATCCCGACCTACGGGTTCCAGACCGTCAAGGGTGCAGCCGACAAGCTTGACGTAGATGGCGTTTCATTAGCCGGAGCGAGCGGGTCTCAGCTCATAGCGTCGCTGATCTCAGCACCGGCGATCGCCTACACACCCTTCGTGATCCTCACTGCTCTCCGCTTCATCAAGGCACAGGGCGGTGCCGTCCAGGTGGTTGGAGCGTAAAATCTCAACACTATATAAATGCGAGGACGTGGTCTATGGCGTATCACGTGGATCATCTAACAAGATATTACAGGGGTTAAACAACTCCACTAAAATCTTGTAGAAATAGAAAATGGAGGAAGCACACGTAATCAATGTCGCCGAGCGTAGTGATCGTATGATGAAGTTCGTAAAGGACTGGGAAGGTAGGGGCATCGCCATCATACGCGAGGACGCATTCAAGCCGGACGGCGTCTCAATCCGCAATGTCTATGACGCTGTATTCCTGAAGCACCGCCAGATCCTTGAAGCAGCAAAGCACAGAGGTGATGAGTTTTGTCTGATTATGGAAGACGATGCGATCCCCTGTGATGACTTTGAACTCAGGTTCAAACACATCAAGGACTATCTCTGTCTTCGTAAGGATTGGGACGTGTTCAATGGTGGTATGTTGTCTATCAGAGACTGCGTAACCAAGATCGTCAGGATCAAGGACGATGGCTTGACGACGATGCTCGTGAATACCGTGCGAGGTTGCATGGGCCAGTTTCTTTATTTCCGAGTTGATGATGCACTGAGGAAGATGAGGAGTTGGGAGGCAGAAGGTAAGCCAGAGTATGATGGCTGGTATGCCCACTATCTCCGGTGCATCGCATGTATCCCATATCTCGCAATCCAAAGCGATGGATTCAGCGACGCATCAAAGGATAATCGTGAGTGGGTAGATCGGTTCAAGTTTGAGGAGACGTCTATGCTTTACGCCCTCCGCGAGTTTCTCACCGACGACCTCCCTGTGAAAGAAAAGACAGCAGACGCATCTGTGCCTGTGCCTTCGGCTTAGTCGTGTAGCCATGTGTCTTCCCGGTCGTCTTGGTCTGCACAGCAAACTTGCCGTCCCGCTTAATCAACTTGTAAGGCATTTATATTATGCCGCAGAGTTCTCGTTTCACCCAACCTTGTATATGCGGTGGTAAGACAGGACACCCCAATAGTGCAACCTCATTACGACACGAGGCGACCATCAAGCATCGCTCTCACTTGACGAAGATGAAACAGACCCTCGCCGACCCTCCTTCAACGCCTTCAACCGCAGATACTTCTGCGACGGCGGGAAAGGAGTATGGAACTTGATTGTCCAGCGATCCTCACTGATAGGACGACGACGATCAAGAACAACAAAGTTATAAGGCTCTTGCGACATCGCAACCTCATAATGATGTATCCACTCATCAGGTTCATACATCTCGCAGTTCTCCTCCGCAATCTTGACGAGTTCCTGATGCGTCATACGGGACACGATGAAGACTGAGATGTTATTGCGAACAGACGGGGCAGAGAACCCCGAGTTCTTATAGACCTGCGAACAGAAGAAGATCGTTGTATTACACTCGTGCCGTGAGGTCAGGGCGAGCTTCTCAACAGGCGGAGGTGCATTGGGACGCGGCTTCTTCATCAGTCCGGCACCAACGAAGTCATCAAAGACCAGCAGGGCATTCAGCGGTGACTTCTTCTTCTCCAACCGCTCCATCTGATGCTTCTTCAAGTCGTCTTGGTATTCCTCAAAGATCACAGGGTTATACTCTTCCAAGATGAGCTTGTTCTCAATCGGCAACTTCTCAAAGGCGTCCTTCGCATCAAGCGTCCCGAGATAGATCAGGGCTTCGTCAAAGATGCTCTTCTTACTCTTACCATAGACATAACCCTTCGTCAGCAGCGTCCAAAGGATAGATGACTTGCCCGATCCACACGATCCAAGCACGTAGAATGTCGCAGGCAACTTAGGTAAAAACTTTGCTTCAATCTTTTCTATGCGGTGGTCTTTCGGCTTGTTCTCAGCCGGACACACTTCCCAATCAAGATCATCCATTATCTACTGATGCTATGATTTTATCCCTACATCACTTTAAGAACCACAAGTCGTCATAGAACTCGCAGTATTGTGGTTCAGGCGACCAGCAGTGTTTCGCCCAACTATCACTACAATGATCGCAGTTGCAGCGATTATTCTTGAAGACACTTGCGTATTTTCTCATAGTTTTCGCCCAGTGAAATGCACACAGATGTATCTTGGTGACTTCATTATTACACCTTCCATCCTTGTAGAACTTACACTTGATTGATGACTGATTAGAAGACATTTTGCTCGGCAGGGTAATGTATATTGGTCTTGTATCATACATATCCATTTTAGACGATGTGGGGCGACATAGGAGAAAACAATTGTTTTCTCCTATGTCGCCCCACATCGTCTAAAATGGATATGTATGATACAAGACCAATATACATTACCCTGCCGAGCAAAATGTCTTCTAATCAGTCATCAATCAAGTGTAAGTTCTACAAGGATGGAAGGTGTAATAATGAAGTCACCAAGATACATCTGTGTGCATTTCACTGGGCGAAAACTATGAGAAAATACGCAAGTGTCTTCAAGAATAATCGCTGCAACTGCGATCATTGTAGTGATAGTTGGGCGAAACACTGCTGGTCGCCTGAACCACAATACTGCGAGTTCTATGACGACTTGTGGTTCTTAAAGTGATGTAGGGATAAAATCATAGCATCAGTAGATAATGGATGATCTTGATTGGGAAGTGTGTCCGGCTGAGAACAAGCCGAAAGACCACCGCATAGAAAAGATTGAAGCAAAGTTTTTACCTAAGTTGCCTGCGACATTCTACGTGCTTGGATCGTGTGGATCGGGCAAGTCATCTATCCTTTGGACGCTGCTGACGAAGGGTTATGTCTATGGTAAGAGTAAGAAGAGCATCTTTGACGAAGCCCTGATCTATCTCGGGACGCTTGATGCGAAGGACGCCTTTGAGAAGTTGCCGATTGAGAACAAGCTCATCTTGGAAGAGTATAACCCTGTGATCTTTGAGGAATACCAAGACGACTTGAAGAAGCATCAGATGGAGCGGTTGGAGAAGAAGAAGTCACCGCTGAATGCCCTGCTGGTCTTTGATGACTTCGTTGGTGCCGGACTGATGAAGAAGCCGCGTCCCAATGCACCTCCGCCTGTTGAGAAGCTCGCCCTGACCTCACGGCACGAGTGTAATACAACGATCTTCTTCTGTTCGCAGGTCTATAAGAACTCGGGGTTCTCTGCCCCGTCTGTTCGCAATAACATCTCAGTCTTCATCGTGTCCCGTATGACGCATCAGGAACTCGTCAAGATTGCGGAGGAGAACTGCGAGATGTATGAACCTGATGAGTGGATACATCATTATGAGGTTGCGATGTCGCAAGAGCCTTATAACTTTGTTGTTCTTGATCGTCGTCGTCCTATCAGTGAGGATCGCTGGACAATCAAGTTCCATACTCCTTTCCCGCCGTCGCAGAAGTATCTGCGGTTGAAGGCGTTGAAGGAGGGTCGGCGAGGGTCTGTTTCATCTTCGTCAAGTGAGAGCGATGCTTGATGGTCGCCTCGTGTCGTAATGAGGTTGCACTATTGGGGTGTCCTGTCTTACCACCGCATATACAAGGTTGGGTGAAACGAGAACTCTGCGGCATAATATAAATGCCTTACAAGTTGATTAAGCGGGACGGCAAGTTTGCTGTGCAGACCAAGACGACCGGGAAGACACATGGCTACACGACTAAGCCGAAGGCACAGGCACAGATGCGTCTGCTGTCTTTTCTTTCACAGGGAGGTCGTCGGTGAGAAACTCGCGGAGGGCGTAAAGCATAGACGTCTCCTCAAACTTGAACCGATCTACCCACTCACGATTATCCTTTGATGCGTCGCTGAATCCATCGCTTTGGATTGCGAGATATGGGATACATGCGATGCACCGGAGATAGTGGGCATACCAGCCATCATACTCTGGCTTACCTTCTGCCTCCCAACTCCTCATCTTCCTCAGTGCATCATCAACTCGGAAATAAAGAAACTGGCCCATGCAACCTCGCACGGTATTCACGAGCATCGTCGTCAAGCCATCGTCCTTGATCCTGACGATCTTGGTTACGCAGTCTCTGATAGACAACATACCACCATTGAACACGTCCCAATCCTTACGAAGACAGAGATAGTCCTTGATGTGTTTGAACCTGAGTTCAAAGTCATCACAGGGGATCGCATCGTCTTCCATAATCAGACAAAACTCATCACCTCTGTGCTTTGCTGCTTCAAGGATCTGGCGGTGCTTCAGGAATACAGCGTCATAGACATTGCGGATTGAGACGCCGTCCGGCTTGAATGCGTCCTCGCGTATGATGGCGATGCCCCTACCTTCCCAGTCCTTTACGAACTTCATCATACGATCACTACGCTCGGCGACATTGATTACGTGTGCTTCCTCCATTTTCTATTTCTACAAGATTTTAGTGGAGTTGTTTAACCCCTGTAATATCTTGTTAGATGATCCACGTGATACGCCATAGACCACGTCCTCGCATTTATATAGTGTTGAGATTTTACGCTCCAACCACCTGGACGGCACCGCCCTGTGCCTTGATGAAGCGGAGAGCAGTGAGGATCACGAAGGGTGTGTAGGCGATCGCCGGTGCTGAGATCAGCGACGCTATGAGCTGAGACCCGCTCGCTCCGGCTAATGAAACGCCATCTACGTCAAGCTTGTCGGCTGCACCCTTGACGGTCTGGAACCCGTAGGTCGGGATGAAGCGATCGCCGTATGCGAACTTGACCGAGCCACCGCTGGCCGCCTGAGCCGTCTCATAGACCGCCGCCGTTCCAGCAGTCGCACCGTTCGTGCTGTTGCCCCACAGCACACGATTGACGACCGTGCCGTTCTCCTGAAGAACCGAGCCATAGGCAGCGAGCGACATGTTGAACAGGGCGGCATCACCCTGAGCGGCGACCTGAGGATACACCTGCGAGCCAATACGAAACTGGACTGAATAGACGCCTGCGTGACCGAAGCACGACTGACTGGGGAAGCCCATCAGCGACACGCAGCTCGTCGGCACCTGAACCACTGAGGCACGGAGCAGGTGGTTCGTCGCACGAGACACGATGAGATCGTTCTGCGTCAGCGAGGCGGACGAGGCACTGATCGCGGCTGCGGTCGTCACGATGGAACTCTCATACGGGATGTTAAGACCCGCACCATCCGTCATCGCAACGTTCTGGAGAACCGCCATGTAGCGAGCATCAGGCACGACAATATCATACTCCAGCGAGACCTGCGAGAGGGCATAGTCGCCGGCCGTCGTGGAAGCCGTGTTGAACAGGACGTCGTTGGGCTGGCCCGTGATCAGAACGAACGCCATCTCACCGGTCAAAGCGAGCGGGAGATACTGCTTGCACCGGCCGAGACCCATGATCAGACCGAGCGGGATAGAACGCTGCTCGCCAGGAATGCTGTTGAAGATGGCGTTGGAGGCACGCTGGGACCGCGTCGCAACGGAGGCGGCGTTGCCCGCAACATAGCCCCACGCCGTGATGGACGCAGTCGTGGAAGACGATGGGACATCAGTCACGAGATCCGGGTTCAAAAGCTCAAAACCCTGTAGGCTGGCTGCCGACTGGTAGTAGTTGCGGGAACCTCCCATACAGAGTTCCACGTTCGCCAGCTTCGGGGCGTTGGTGATGTTCTCAAGGAGCTGGCCGTTGAGGAGAGCCTGCACGGTCATAAACGGGTGACCGTCATCAGGGCAGACACCGCTCGTGGAGGTGAAGATCGTGTAGTTGATGCACACGGAACGCATATCAATGAGGCCTCCCTGATCACTAAGAAGGAATTGGATCTGCGAGCCACCAGCACCTGTGCCGGCGGACGTGGAACCATAGGTCGCACCTGTCTGGGGCGTCACACGGCAACGGCGACGCTGCGTGAGGATAGATGAACGCTCGGGCGAGCCGAACGACGCGGAAGCGGGGACAACCTCAGTGAAGGGGTAAAGATCGCCTGCCTGATTGAGAGCCATTTTGTTTCATTCACTCTATTTGTTTGTCTGTGCTTCCATTCTATCCAACCTTGCTTCTGACTTCTCGGCGTCGGTTGGCTCCTTGTGTTTCTTGTTCTTGGACGACTTACCGATGTGCTTCATCATGGAGTTCATACTCATCTTGCTCTGCGAGTAGATCTCATTGAATACCTTCGGATTCTTCATAAAGCTTGTCTGCGGGTTGTTCAGCACCGTCTCCAACCCAATCACGAAATCGCTCTTACGGGGCATTTGTAATGGAGCTGTGAAAAAAGTAGTGTCGGTTCTATCATAAATGGCGACTGCTCTGACGAGTTACAATGTGTCTCCAAACCCTAACGACAGCAACGTTCAGGTGGTAAATTACGGACGTGTGTTAAGCACTGGGTCAAGCAATACGACCATCTCTAACTCACTGATTACTGCGAACTCTGTGATCCTTCTGTCGTGGGAGTATGTGTCGGGTTCTCCTACGTTTATGCAGGTCACGACAAAGACGGCTGGGACGAGCTTCGTTGTGAATACACCATCACCTCCTGCTGCCGGAGCGGGTTACATCAACTACTTTATCCCCTTCTTTTAGAATCGTCTAAAATGGATTTGACCCAGCCAAGCAAGTAGATGGTGGGTGAGATGACTACTACGACGACGACAATGAACACTACTACAATGACTACAATCACATTCACCCGCAAGCAACTGGAAGCATTGAAGTCGCTTCTGACCCTCTTTGATGAGCAGGCGTATGACTACGTTCTGGAACATTATGAGTTGCCCGATGAGGACACGATAGGTTCGGGCAACATTCTCACAATGCTGAAAAAGATTGGGGCAGGAGATACTACTTGGGCTGATATGCAACGGGTTTGGGGTGCGATCAATGGGGTGCCGGAAGAGGAGGTGGTGGAAGACGGACCGATTTCTGAAAACGAATTGTTTGCCTCTACGGAAAGGTCATGAGTGCCGGCGACAATGAACACTACTACGACTACAATGGCGACCAACAAGCACCTCACCTTCAAGATGACCTTCACCGTGACCAAGCACTACGAACTCAAGGAGAAAGTGACCTTTGACGAGTTCAAGGAAACATACTTCAAAGGCACCCAACTCCAATATGCACAGGCTGTATGGGATAGGCTTCAAGCCAACAAGAAGGGAGTTGTTCGCCTCCCAGATGAAGACGAAGACGAAGACGAAGACGACGAGAACGGAGATTACATTGATGCGATACAAGACGGCATTAACAATCTCGTTGATGAACTCACTGAGCAAGCGGAACACTGTGAGCAGTGTGATGAGTGTGCTAAATACTATCCACGATCAGAGATGAAGGAGGATAGGACCACGTTTGATAAGGTGGCGTGGTGGTGCAAGAAATGCACCGCGTCGTGGCCCAAGAAGTAAAGGTCGCGAACAGCAGTGGGGTTCTGCTTCAACAAACCCCAAACCCCTCAATCTTTTTACTGTGATCAAGATCGTCCAAAATGGATTTGACCTCGCCAAGACAATAGACATCAGTTCCCACAAGGTAGAGAGACGCTCTACCATACCCGATTTCTGAAAACGAATTGTTTGCACCTACGAATATATCAAGCGTCCCCACCAGAAGACAAAATGTCCCTCCTCCAACACCTCTCCGACTACTACAGTATTCCCTACACCGACTTAGCGAATGCGATGACGCACATGTTCAGTGTTATGATGCACAGCGACACTGTTCTACCATCCCTGATTGAAGACACAAAGCCATTCGTTCTGGATCCTGCCGATAGGTCTTCAGCACCGGCAAGGGCTATGAAGTTCTTCAAACTCGTCTTCGCATTACGAAACGATCGTGAAGCGTGTGTCCGCGTCATACAACAGTTTCTAAATGATGATACGCCAGTGGGTCGTAAGACGATGGCCGGTATTATCTGCAACTATGCGAATTCCTTCAACCTTGAAAATATAATGCAACAAGCGGATGAGAGCGAAGCCCTTCGTGAGCATGAGGCTGAATATCTACGTGAGATGAACGTCCTTCGTGATTTCTACAAGATCCAGAAGTTCTATGACTGCTAAACAAAAACAACAGCAGTGGGGTTCTGCTTCAACAAACCCCTCAATCTTTTTACATAGGATCGTCCAAAATGGATTTGACCCAGCCAAGCAAGTAGATGTTGGGTGAGACAACTTACCCGATTTCTGAAAACGAATTGTTTGCCTCTACGAATATATCAAGCGTCCCCACCAGAAGACAAAATGCCCTGCTCCAAGTGTCGCCAATCCGGCCACTATGCCTCAACCTGCAAAGTCATCGTCAAGTCAGAAGTCAAGCCAGAAATCGTCATCAAGAACTGTAGGGCGTGTAGTGGAAATCACGAACTATATGATTGCCCTGTCGTAGTGAAGGCAGAGGCAGATCGTATCGCAAAGGAGAAAGCCGAAGCCGAAGCCGAAGCAAGAATCAAGAAAGCCGCAGAAGAGGTCGCTAAAGCACAAAAGAAAAAGTTGGACGACGACAATAGCAGTCAGTCCAGCAGGACGATCCGTAAGGACCCCGTGCTGGACTTTGTATTCACAAAACTGTGTGATAATCGTTCCACTCTGGAATGGGCGATGCTTATCAATCACTACACAGAACACCCCGAGATGTTCCGCATTATCGGCACTACTCACGAGAGTTGTGGCGATGTTCAACCTCACATAAGCTTTGAGGTCAAATACGAGATAGTCCGTCCCGGACGCAATATTGTCGTTGGTAAGCAGTTCCACCTCTATTGGTATAAGAAGGAGCCATACGGCAAGATGATGTATGACTACGTATCTCAGATGGATCGTGATGGAAAGCCCTATGTCCTCGCCAGCTGGGATCATTAGACAAACAACAGCAGTGGGGTTCTGCTTCAACAAACCCCTCAATCTTTTTACGTAAAACGAATCCGTTTCCGCCAGAAAACTAAACTCACCTGGATACAATGCCCGACGCCTCCACACAAGCAGATTTGCCGTATCCGATGGAGCAACAGACCGACGCCTCACACACGCGACGCCCATTGAAGGACGTCACCAAGAAGAAGTATGAACAAGCCGTCAAGCGACTAACCGATGCTGACCTGACGCTCAACAACACGAAGCAGGTGTTTGACTGGTTCAAGGAGAAGGAGCTTGGAGAGAGTGCAATCAAGGTGTATCTGTCCGCCTTGAAGTATCACTTCTCTGTGGTGAATACTGACTTTCCCAAGCCTTACCAAAAGGAGATTGACCGCCTGTATGGGCGACAGAATGACCGCGATGAGGAGCAGAACCTCACGGAGAAGCAGAGGGAGAACTTCGCTACGTATCCGGAGTTGATGGAGGTGCAGAAGTATTATGCTGATCTGCCGGACAAGACTGAGAACCAGTGGAAGAAGTATGTGCTGGCTTCACTCTACACGCTCAACGCACCGGTTCGTGCTGACTATGGTGAGATGAAAGTGTTCGGCCGACGTGATGCGAGGCGAACGACGGGCAACGAGCTGATTTGGAGGAATAAACCTGCCTTTATCTTTCGCAACTACAAGACAAGCGACACGTATGGAACAGTTACGATCCCAGTTTCAAAAGAGCTACGAGTGGTCATTGCGGAGTGGTTCAAGCATCTTGGCTCAACTCCTAAGTATCTGCTCGGCAGTGTTATTGCTCCTAATCACCTATCTACTGAACTTGCGGGAGCGTTTAATCGCACCGGAAAGTTCGTAGGCGTCAATCTGCTACGCCACGCTTACATTCAGCACCATCTCCCTCCGATCGCCACGAACACGAAGAAGCGTGAGGAGCTGGCGGGTCGCATGCTGCACTCGGTTGAGAGGCAACAGGCGTATTATTCACAGAACGTATAAAACGAATGTTGCTCTGCTAAACAAAAGAGAAGCAATGAAGCATTTTACAGCGTTTTGGTCGTGTCCCAGTCACTTCGTTATTCCTGACGATGTCTATGAGTATCTTCACGACGAGCCGTATGGTCCTGATACGCCTGGTCGTTGGTATATCCGCTACAACGTGATGTATTACTTTGATAAGGAGATGGTGGAACATACGTTACAGGGGTCGCCTATTGAAGATGATGGTGGGTGTAAGATCCCCGACAGGGTTGAGGACGAGGACGGAGAGGTCAGGTTTGAGGATAAGTGATTAGAGTGATGGGTGAGCCTTCTTGTAGGCAGCCAAGTTCTTCGCAATAGAGGTTGATGAACCCCACAAAATGTAATAAGAAAGAAAGCCGGCCCGTTTGGGATCGCCGGTGTCCAAATCCTTTTTGTGTCTGTTCCGATAGTTCTCGCGTCGTTGCTTGTCGTGGTGCTGTGTGTAGTCTTCCATGCTTGCATCGCCGAAGTCCGTATGAGTGCCGTCCTTAAAGATCGCCCTCCACTTCTTTTCCTTTCGGGGTGATGCTTCCAGTTTCATCAGGGACTCTTATCTTCAGCTCAGGTTTTTTAGGCGTCGTCTCATCTACGTCAATAGAAGCTTCAAGGTTCTTTCCACAGCAGGTGCTTCGGATCCTGTGGTGATTGACTGCGAGGTAGATCTTGTATGCAATCCCAAGCCCAACCACGATGGACGCACCGATGCCGCCTGATGCGAAACTATCCATTACAAAAAGCGAAAGATTTATTGTGTCTGTGTTCTGTATGGAACGATGGGTTCTTCGGGCTGTTGAGTTCAGTCGGCGAGGTGGTTTAGCAAACAAATGGGGAAATCATCTTCACAATAACTTCTATATAGTGAATAATGGAAGCAGAACGAACACTCACACCTGCCGAGCGACACTACGAGAATGTAAAGAAGGCCCAACGCGACTATTGGCGACGCAAGCACCCGAACCCTCGCCCTGTGGGTCGTCCAAAGAAGGTCGCCCCTGTCCCAACCGATCCTGTGGAGGGTGCGTCTAAGGCTTAAATAAATACTCCTATATAAAGATAAATGTCGGAAACACTGACTATTCCTGTTTTTTCTTCAACTGAGATGGTTGTGAAAAAAACAGAAAAATACGATGCGGATGTGATGGACACGATCCGTCACGACAAGAACTTTTTGGCGAAGCATCTCCGGGCGTTGAGCCATTATCACGATGATCGCAGGTCGTCATCCTACAAGGACACAATCTACGAATATCCAGAAGCCCAGAGGGTTTCCCAACTGGGTCGTCTGTATGTGCGGAAGATGGGTGGATTGCAGGGGTTTCCGCACGACATTCGCAATCCTTTGCTTGATCGCTACAACTGGGATTGCGATATGGAGAACGCCCACTTTTACCTGATCGTCAAGATGGCGAAGGACTTGGGTAATCTGCCTACAACCGCTATTCAGCATTACATTGATCATCGTGATGAGGAGTTGGCGAAACTCGGTGTGCCTCGTCGCGTCGGGAAGACGCTCTACTTGAAGGCCATGTATGGTGGCGACGTCAAACTCTACAATGAGTTCTACGAGAATGATGATGCGAACTGTGCTGATGGATCTCATTTGGTAAAGGTTAAAGCGGAGGTTGAGACCATCGCAAATACCTGCTGGGGTCTCTACACGAAGTATCACAAATATGCAAAGAAAGCTAATCCCAAGTTCTCTCTCTTGTCTCTCCTGCTTCAAACGGAGGAGCGAAAGTGCCTCAGCGAGATCAATGACTATATGGAGAGTGTCGGACGCTATGTGTCTGTTCTGATCCATGATGGCTGTGCGATTGAGAAGAAGGACAATGAGAAGGAGTTTCCTGAAGAGTTCTTGCGTGGAGCCGAGAAGGCGGTATTTGAAAAGACCGGACACACCATTCACTTGGTCGCCAAGCGGTTCCAACACAACTACGTCGTGAAGAAGCAGGACGACCTCATTGATACGGGGATAGTGATTAGCGATAGTTGGGCGGCGGAACGATTTGTTGAACTAATGGGCGATCACATCATCAAGGACAACAAGGAGATTTGGATCTTTAACAACTCAAATGGAACGTGGAGTAGCGATGTCTCTGATGTGAAGACGGCCGTCACCAAACAGGGTGATAAGTTGATTTTCAAGCAGGAGGGTCCTATGGGGATTAAGATCCACAACTACTCGGGTTGTGTGACGAAGCGTAGTTCTCTGGTTGAGATGCTTCCGGCTGTGGTGCCTGAGCAGAACGGATACTTCAATAGCCGGATCGCCAGTGATGTTGGGAAACTTCTTTTTCCTGACGGCATCTATGACTTCAAGACAGGTGAGTTCTCGCACGAGTTCAACAAGGATTACATCTTCCGCTACGTGATGCCGTATTCCTTTCCTGCTCGCGATGAGGCGAAGATCGCAGAGATCAAGAGTATGGTGTTTGGTGTTGGTGATGGGAACGAGCCGTTCAACACACAGGAGGACAGCGATGAACTCCGACACGCTCTTATGAGGGCTGCAGTCGGCGATTTCCTACGCAAACATGCTACTCTCGGCGAGGGTTGGACGAACTCGGGCAAGGGTCTGACCTATACGATCACGAAGACCGCGTTCGGTGATTGGGTTGAGACGTTTGAAGGCAACTCTCTGTTGGCGAAGTCCTATGAGGGAGAGCCTGAGCGTGAGAACACGTTTATGATGGCGTTCATTGATAAGCGGTTTGCGTTCAGCAGTGAGATCAAGATGGATACGAAGAAGAACGTGAAGATGGACAGCAATAAAATCAAGTCTCTCACGTCAGGTGGAACAGATCCGATCAAGATGCGACGCCTGAAAGAGAATGCAGTCAGCAGGATCAACAAGGCCGGTGTGTTTATGTTCGCTCAGGGATTTCCTGACTTTGAACCTCCTGACGATGCGATGTCTGAGCGTGTTCGTTCGGTGACGTGGGGTAAATCCTACGTAGATAATCCGACCAAGTCGCACGAGCGTAAGAAGGATCCGTCTCGCGTGGATTACTTTCGGCAGATTGAGTGCGGAAAGGCGTTCTTTTGGGTGATGGTGGATACATACGAGGAGTGGCGAAAGACTGGGTTTGTTGAGCGAGCTTTGACCCAGAAGCAGAAGGCGACTGCACAGATGCTTGTCCCTCAGTTCAACTTTCAAGAGGCACTGGATCAGGACTACGAGATCACAAACAAGAAGACTGACTATGTTGCGTTTGATGAGATTAAGGCGTATCTTGTCCAAGCTGGTTTTACCGGCAACCGCTCCGCCCTGTATCGTGAGTTGGGTGCGTTAGGTCTCGTGAGTGAAGAGAAGAAGATCAACCGCAAGGCGACACAGGTCAGGCTGGGGATCCGAAAGCGACCTGTCCTGATGGAGTGAGGTCGGTCGGTCGGGTCGGTCGGACTGGATAAAACGAGTATAAGTGGTGTTCCACCAAAACTCAATACCTGTCTCCAAAGTTTTCACCCTCACCTCACGTGATACGTTTTTTACTCATTCCGACCGACCATTCCGACCTCCCTATATAAAGTATTTACATAGTTAAGTATATAAGAGAATAAGATGGAAGAGTTCTGTGAGATCCTGCAAGATGCGTTGATCAAGTATCCGTTTGTGAATAGTAACGGCTGTGCTTATCTCTGCGAGAGAGGTGACCAGTTTGATATGGAAAATCAGGAGCAGGTGGAGCGTCTGTTCAAGATCTACTCCTACATCAAGGCAACCACCGCCCTACCAACAAAGGGAAATGCGAGGATCGTGGGTTCTTACGGTTGGAAGCACACAATAGAGAGGCAAAAATGGACGGACGAGAACAACACCTACGTATCCAACGGCGAAGTGATGATCTGTATGATCTGTGCCGGGTTCAAACCAAGATGGGGTAAGAACGAACATTCTCCTAACTGTGAGTTTAGTATCAGCAAGAAGTCCCTAATGGAACACCTCAAACGCCTCCACCCGAACCATTATTAGACCATGCCCGGTGCCGAGCCGACTTGATGTGCGTGTATTTGCTGATCTCTTTGAACTCTGCACCGCAAGGACAGGTCATCACTCCGCTGTGTTTGTCGCGGTATGCCTTGTTGTATGCCTTCATACAC